ATAACCCTAATATTCTCCGCCATCTATTGACACTTCGTCCAAGGTTTCGTCATCTCCATCTCCAGTAAATCCTCTAAATCCGGCCTTTGATGTCATAAGACCGTCTGAAATTATATACCCAGAGACTATGAGGTTTCCCTGTATTACCATCCCGCCAGTAGTAATACCTGATGCACTTATTCCTGCATTGAACTCATTTAACCCAGTAAATATGTTTGCTCCCAAAGAAGCACCAGTTATTGCACCAGTTAAACCATTAAATGTACTAACCCCTGTATATTCTATTACAGATGGACCAGTGCCATTATAGTTTCCAAGATTAACATATGTACTTCCAACAACTCCATATATTGCTTTATTTACCCATCCAGAACCATCAAATATATAATGAAATCCAACACAATCGTATGTTGCGCCTGTAACAGGTGATGTCGGGAAAGTACAAGACATTAGTATACTCCTCCGTCCATTATCATATCATCACCTATAGATTCTACTTCAGCATTTCCAGTTGAACCAAAAAGACCAGTAGATGTTATTATTCTACCACTAACTACAAGATCTCCTTCTATTGTTGTATGATTAAATGATGCGGTTCTTCCTGTTATATTTCCATATACATAAAGTTCACTTAATGCACCTGGAGCACCTATTATTGTATTAGAAAATATAGTAACTTGTGGTTCTACTGAATCAGATGTATCTATGTTTATTAAACTTGTACTTTTACCTGATGTTGCTCCAATTACATTAAATTTTAAAGCATTTTCATCACCAGCAGCAAGACCAAAAACAAGAGATTGGGTTGCACTCTCTAGACTACCAGCTGTTAATAATATATCCCGAAGAAATACATTAGCACTTACAAGTTTAGTTGGACCGCTAAACCCACTTGCTGTCCAAGCTAAAGTTTCACTATTTTTTAGAATAGGAATAAAATCATATTTACTAGCCGAAAGTACAACATCTTGCGTTGTACCTTGTTGTAAATCTAATTTTATTTCGTCGCCTGTTTTAGATAATCTAGTACCTGCAATTATATTTTCGCCAGTAGGACCAACAATACCTTGAAATCCCTGTGGTCCTGTAACACCTTGAAATCCTTGTGGTCCTATTGGGCCTTCCACAAAAGAGTCTGCGCCAGTAGGACCAGTAACACCTTGAATACCCTGTGATCCTGTTGGGCCAGTAACACCTTGAATACCCTGTGATCCTATTGGGCCTTCCACAAAAGAGTCTGCGCCAGTAGGACCAATAATACCTTGTGATCCTATTGGTCCTGTTGGGCCAGTAATACCCTGAATTCCTTGTGGTCCTGTTGGACCTTCTATAGGAATAGAAACTGGATTATTACTTATATCCCCTATCCATAACTTGTTATCAATAATATTGATTGCAATTTCACCATGCATCAATATAGTTGGAACGGCCCCTGATGTGTTAGATCTTTTAACTCTAATTAAAATAGACATCAGTATCTTTCACGTATTAACTGTATATTTTATATTCGGTATTTGTCTTTTTCAAAAAAAGTTGAACAGTTTTACCAGAATCATTGGTTATTTTCACATTAGTTATTATTATGGTTCTAAGAACAAGTTTAATCTTTTTCAAGGAAATGCACCACCATCTATTTCATCACTAAATGTAAAGTCTGCAAAATTATTTTCTATATTTGTTGTTACTTCTTGAATAACATCTATAGATCCTTCTAGTAATTTAGTAGATATACTTCCAGTAAGACCAGCACTAGCACCATTTGGGGTTTGTATAATAAAAAGATCATAAAAAGACTTTCCTGGAGATAATGTCCTAGTAACAAAGGAATTCATGTTTACTAATATACCGCCAGTTTGACCACTGGTATCTCCAGAATTTCTATTTAATTTTATACCGCCACTTGGGCCAGGGAAAGTAGTTCCACACAACACTTCATATGGAAAGGATTTCAATAATACTACCGCCTCGTCATCCTTGGCGTATTTTTTGATCATCATCTTTGTATAATATATTGGATTGTCCGCAGTCAGTCCAACAAAATCAACCAAATCATCTCCATCTGTATATTCTAAATACAGGTGAAAGTTTTCGTTTCTATTTAATGTAATATCGTAGTGTGCTGCCATATATACCTCTTGTATATTTATAACAGTAAATTGATCAACCTTTTCGAGTTTTATATGTCTTTTGTTTAACTTGGTTGACTTGTTCAGGAGCTATGGTTTTCTTAACTTCTGGGTTCTGTTTTGCAATATCGTCCATTATTTCTTTATATTTTGCAAAATTGCTATTTACTCTATCTAGTTGGTCGAGTGGCACTCTATTTTGTTCCAAAAGTGCCTTGGATGCCATATACCCAACATCGGGTCTTCCTGCATAATATGCAACCGCAGCCAATTCGTCCAAGACCGCAAACTTATATAAAGCATCAGGAATAAACAATATGTCGTCTTTTGGGTATGGAATATCTGCAGCCATCTTTGCGTAAATATACGCAACTGCCGGCATATTAAACTTCATCCTGTATACCTGGGCAATATGGAAAAGTGGTTCTGCTCTGGTCGGTCTGTAATTATATGCAGCTAAAAAAGATTCTTGGATTTCGTGCCATGGTTTATCCTGAAGTGCTTTACTTATTGATATGCGATACATTGCATAATATACCTCTTCAGGCCATCCACCATAGGATATTCTCTTTTGGTATGCTTCTTCTGCAAGAGCGAATTGTTGAGAATCAAAGTAACTCTGAGCAAGATAGAACCAATATCTTGCATTGTCTGGTTCGTCTATTAGTGCTGCTTTTAGGGTTTCTGCGTCCTTTGAATACTTTTCTACCGCAGTTATACCCACATTTCTTGCACCAGTGGTTCTTGCGTTTATTTTATAATTACCGTCCAGTTTGTAGATAATTGGGTTTGGTTTATTAGTTCCAGCATACTCGTGAAGTACTCCAACATAATGCCATTCTGCTTCGGTCTTGAAAAGTTGATTCCTCCACCAAGTAAACTCAGGACCTTTACCTATTCTTAGGGTATATGCGTCGGCGGTGGTATTTGGTGGAAGAATTAGTTCTCCCTCTAGGTAATCATCAGCATCAATGACCCATGCATAGTCTGCTTTACCTTTGCATGTGTTCATCGCGTGGGTTCTATTGTGACCGAATCCTACCCACGCAAGATCAGCAAATTCTCCAGGAATGTTTTTTTCCTTGAAGAAATTGGTGATAAGTTCTTTAGTGTTATCAGTTGAACCAGTGTCAGAAATTACCCAATAATTTAGGTGTTTGTAAACTGAATTGAGGCATTCTAAAATGACGTGGGATTCGTTCTTCACGATCATGCATAGTGTAATTGTTGGTTTCATAATATAAGCAAATCCTTTGTATTCTATTTATATTTAATCCAGCATTGTCCTTGGATCTGAATTGGTTCTTGTATTAACTCATGAACCGCCTTTACTACTCCTGGAGCATAAGAGCCATAATCATGCCCGGCAATAATACCACCAATTTTAACTTTAGGATACCATGCTATAATATCTGCTCTGACGTATTCATATTCATGACACGCATCTATAAAACAAAAATCTAAACTATTGTCAGTATAAGTTTCCGCGATATCTACAGACTTCCCCCGTTTTGCGGTATAATAATTTTCTAAAGGTTTCATATTAGAAACAAAAGTCTCAAAAAGCATAGAAGTATCTATATTGATGGTTTCTGGACTACTTTCCCAAGTATCAATACAGTCGAATTTTATATTTTTTCTACTATTTATTATTTCTACCACCATATAAGCAGAAGACTTTCCTTTCCAGGATCCAACTTCCACAAAATGTGCTTCATTGTTTGATATTTCCACTAGGTGTGTATATACTTCTGGATAATTGAACCAGTTTTCTCCAAATTGTTCTTCATTATAAATGTGATTCATTATTAATTCATTTAATTTTAACAAAACAAGAAAATCCATTTCTTTCGGGTCCAGTATGTACTAATTCCCAATTATCATCACTAGATAATTCTTCATGGACTCTAAAACACTTAAATTCGTTTATATCATCTAACATAATGCATTTTGTTCTGTTTTTTATTAATAAATATTCACTATATCCAGAAAATTCTGATCCGTCAATTAAAACACAATCATATTTTTCATCGGTTTCTATTCCGCCTTCACCTATTTTAGTATCTTTAAAAAATAAAATGTCTTGATCATACCATTTTCGTCTATATTCGTATTCTATAGTTTTAGAACATTGTGTAAGATATTCTTCAAAAGTTTTTACTAATAAATTATCATAAGAAATAGAAGATTTATTAATACATTTAACAAAAGAATAATCTCTAGTATTTTCTTTTAAATCCGAAAACCAACTAGGGTTACTTTCTATACAAGTTAATGAAGCATTCTTTCTATTATACAATCCTTTAATAAAACATTGGGTAGATCCATCTCCAGACCCAGAACCTATTTCAACAACATTTTTTATCCATGTATTATAAAAAATAAAATTACTAATAAACGATCCAAATTGTGAATTAAGTGTAATTTCCGGAATTCTCATTTATAAATCTTTCCAAATAATACTACTATTACTTCTTCCCCACCAACCAGTTATTAGTGATGAAATGTGTATTGGGAATTGTTCTTTTGACAAACTATTTATAATTTTCCATCGTTCGTGTATTTGTTCGTGTCCACCATACCAAAGATCTTTAAATTTAACATCTTGTTCAAAATAATAATTATAATGTTTAAACCTAGGAGTCAAAACTGCTGATTGTTCGTCTAAATTTCCTTCTAATAAAGGAGGTTCGTGACTAACAAATCGTTCTCCTTCCCAATTCCATAATCTATTATAACCGCTATTATAGCATTCTCCCCACTCTCCAACTGCTAATAAATTTTTGCCAACATAACAATCAGCACGAAAACTTCCTGATTTTAAATTTTGTTCTGTTAGTTCTTTTTCTGCTTGATTCATTGCCTCGTTTGTCCATTGTTCGTCGATATCAAATTCCCAAAGAAAACATCTATTTGTTATTTTTTTCAGTTCTTCTATGGCACGATTAACTTGAATATCTTTAGATTCCCAAAATCCACTAGAAGAAATATAGATTAAGTTGTTTTCTGTTATTGATAGATTTTGTAAAAACTCTCTAGTACCGTCTATACTACCACCATTTTTGTGATATTCTTCTGGAAATGGTTTACACCATGCAGTGCTTCCGTTTGGTTGGGAGGCTCCTTCTACTACTATCCATTTATCACAATTATTTAAAATAAATCTATATTGATCATTGTGTAATAGATGCTGCATTCCGTTTAAAATAATACTAAAAATCACTCTCATGTTAAATTTCCTTATATAGTATGTTCGTTTTTGTTTCTTTGATTTATAAATCGTGGATTAATGTATATATTTCCTTTTTCTTTATTTAGTGCTTTACAAAAAGGAACCCATTCACATATCTGATTTCCATTGTAAATACCACAATGTCGAGCACCTTTAATACTTTTAGTTTTAATAAAAGCACTTCCCCCGAAAGCAGATTCTACTTTTATTGGTGGAAGATTTTGATCTATGTGTATGCGTCGCGAACCTAGAAATATTTCTTTTGCATCGGACGGAGACATAAATGACGGTCTATTAGCTATTCGTTCCCAACAATCAAAAGGCATCCAAATAGGATGCCGTAAAGCCCAAAGATCATAATAAAGATGTCCTTGATTACCGCATATCATATCCCAGCCTGTATATTTAAAATTAGACAAAATTGATTCGATGTCAACGGGGTCTGCATTAACTTCGTCTGTATCTAATACTAACAGTGTATCGTATTCGAGATGCAATTGTTCTACTCGCTCTAAATATGTGTTTCTAGCTGTAGATATTCTTTGTGTTCTCAATGGCATTGTGGGTTCTAATTTACCCAAAGATATAATTTCTATTTTATTATTATTTTCTTTAAATTTATATAATAATTCTAATGAATTATCAGAAGAATCTGATTCTACAAATATACACATAATATCTGAAAAAAGACTAGATATAGTGTTTATGTTATCAAATATAGCAGGTAAATGGGTCGAATTGTTTCTGACTGCTGCTGCTATTATTAGTTTATTAGGTAGCATTTAAACTTTGATCCATTCCTTCTTTAATACCCAACAAGTATCCCATTCATTGTATGGTGTGTGTTCTTCTGGGTTTTTTTCTTTACTTATATATATATCATCAGAACTAAAATAATCTATTTCGTAGTTTTTATCCAATAACTCTTTAAATTTCTTAAACTGGTTATCTATTCCGTTATATAAAAAACAATTATTTTTGTGGGTTTCCGTGAAGATTGTATCTATTTTTTTATTTTCTATTAAAGGTTCGATAGTCTTTAAAATACTATAATCATATCCTTGTGTATCTAGTACTAGATATTTTATACGATCTATATTATTTGCTTTAATAAAATCTAATAAATTTATAGTATTGACCCTAATTGTTTTTATGATACTAATTCCTTCTACTGAACCTTTATCAAAAAAAACAGGATTTGGTGTTGCTAAACTAGTAGAACATCTATTTTCAGTCACAAACAAGTCGGAAATTGAATTTTCAACAGAACATGCTGCGTTGATTAATTTTATAAACGGGTATTGGGCAAACATAGTCTGTATAATTTTAAACAATTCAGGATCGGGCTCAAAACCATATACTATATCAAAAGTTTCTGTAGATAATAATCTAGACAATCCAAATCCTTTATTAACGCCTACATATACTAATACTTTAGACATTGTTATTTTGTCTTCCGTCTTTCATATTCCCACCCTAATGGACTTATACCAATCCATACCTTTGCAGAAGGCACACTATTACTTTGTTCATAATCACCAGAATACGCTAGATGTTCGAACCCTATGGTTTTCAATAAAACCCTATTTTCTAGTTTTTCTTTTTCTTTCAATAGATTCAATTCATCTATTAATGTGCAATGTTCTGTGCATTCATACAACTCGTCTTTAACTTTAATATCATTTATTGCTTTCCAAGATCTTAAAAAATTCTTAGCACGATCTGTATTATTGAAATATAATAGTTCTGCGTGTGGTGTTATATTATCATGATGTCGTATAGCATATGCCATATCATATTCATGTAAATTTTCGAATTCTTCTAATTTTTTTCTGACCACACAATCAGCATCGATCCAAACCACAGAATCATTTAGTTGTTCCATTTTTTCTAATATATATTGTGGTTTTATAAAATTAAGTTTTGAATATTCTGAAGGTAAACCACGTTCCTTAAAATCAATATTATCAAAACTTGTGTTATAACCATAATTGTGTAATTGTGATTGCAATTTCATCGCACAATCATTATAAAACGTGCTTATTTTTGGGTTGCTATCGTAATAGTATGAAATAAAATACATTTAATTTAGATCCTGTATTAATTGGTATAGTTGATCGTCAGAACTTTCTAGTTTTTGTACTCTTTCGAAGTTATCTTTAATCGCTTCTATTCTAGAATAATATAGCTCTGGTGTCAAGGTTTTTATGTCAAAATTTTCGTTTAATATTATAATACCATCTATATTAAAATAATCATCAATATCTGGTGCGCCCCAGTATATTGGAATAGTACCAGTAGCAAAGCAATCAGTTACCTTTTCGGTAAAATATGTTGAATATGAATCATTCTCAAGAACAACTTGAAACATATAATCATTAATTGTTTCACTTTTGTCTGGCCACGGAGAATTGCCTTCTCCAATTCGTTTGGACCCCAAAGCTCCTCCAAATAAATCAAGTTTATTCAAAAATTTCTCAGCATATTCGTGTCTCAACAGATGACCTTTAGTTAGTTTTTTAGCAGAAGCGACCATAGAAACCAATTTTGTTTTTGGGAATATTTGTTGGTTCTTACACCAAGGTAAGTTACTTCCGGCCATTGCAAAATGAAATTTTGGACTTTTGGTACAATATTCTCTGTCAGAAAAATATAAAGCATCATATCCATTTTCTAATATTTTTATATTTTCTGAATCATTGAATATTTCTTTTTTGATTCCCCACTCATAGAAAATAGAACGAGATTCACACACCCATGCTATTTTCTTTTCTCCTGGTTTCTTTTGATAATTTAGACCATGTGAAATAGCACCATCTATGAAAACTTTTATTGGGGTATCTTCTGTGGTCCAGATAAAAATTTTTGGAAGTATATCAGAATTACTCGACAGATGAGTATAAAAACCAGCACCATATACTGTCATTTTATTCATAATTATACTTTATTTAAATTAAATTGAATATTAGATTCTGACATGCCCAACAAAGGTGCAAGTTCTCTGAGGTTCTTTTCTTTAGAGGCACCATCAGCGATTCCCATTGTGATTATAGGAGTAACGCCCTCTGGACATCTTCCCGGCCAAACACAGTACTCATGAGGTAGTGTCAGGATTCTAAGATGGTTATTTTTTGGTAACACTTTTAGTAATAGTATTTCGTGGTCGAAAAACTTCTCCCCTAAAGTTATACTTTCTTGACAAGCATCCACCCAAAATTGCAGAAAGGCAATAACCTTTTCGTTATAGTTTACAAAAATGGGAGATGCTTTGGGTGCGCTGTTAGGAATTCCTTCGTTATTGAAAGACGGAAAAGCAAACGCAAGATCGCAATGATCTTTAGCGTCATCGAAGATATCTAGCGACGAGTGAATCGTGGAGTCTATGTCCAACCAAACAATTGGTTCTTTCTTTTCTCTGAGAACATCTAATATAAATTGTGGTTTTCTCAGACAGTTCAGACGGTAATCGTTATGGGATTCTAGATTTCTAAAGTCGTGGGGAATACCATAACTAAAACATTCATGTGCGAGTCTTTTATAATTTTCGGTATAATACTTATCGTCACCGATATCTGAGTAGAATGAGATAATTGTTGTTTTCATAATATATATTTCACTTTCCTGATCATTTACCTATATGGTATTTAGGTATCAATTGCCACTCATGTTTATCTTTATGCGAAATTATTTTAAATTTACTCAAAGTTACTTGTGGTTCTTTATATTCTTCTTCATCTACCGGCAGAACTAACCCCCACTCTACTAATAATCTAACTATTGTGTTTCTTCTGCCAAGATCTTCTTCAGATATGTCACTGGAAAGACCATCTAGGATAAACATTTCTTTGAAATGCATTATTGCATATTTTCCACGTTTATGTAAAATATGACAACTTTGCCACAATTTCTTTTCTGTTCTAGAGGAAATTCCTATTCTGGTAAGTGTCTCTTTTACTTTTAAAAAGTCTTCTTTGGACTTTAGTAAAATTTCTACACCTAACCCCTCAAAAATATCATTTTCATCAATATTATCCATAATCTATAGTATTTATAGTTTTTTGGTTTTAGACCCCCCTTTTTCTAATGATTTTCGCATTTCTATCAAGTCCTGTTCTTTTAAACACAATAAAACACCCTTTGCTTTGCTTGAAGAATAACCATAATATTCTTTTATGGTTTGAATATCATCATCTTTATCTTCTTTGAACCATCTACTAAACCTCTTGCGTTTTGTTACAGAAAGACGCAGGTAATCATATTGTAATTTTTTACCCAAATCCGATAATATATTCATCTGATTTGCATAGAATATAGTGTCTGGAAAATAAGAAAGGCACTTATTAACCACAAATGGTAGATATTCCTTTTCCCCAGTCGGATCCTTATCTAATAGGGGTTCTTTTGAGGTGTTGATAGAGGTTAAGAAATCACTTAAATTCACAGTTCATCATCAATTCTACAAAAAAAGCCATCAAGTTTATCTCTTGGTCGGCAACAAAAGCTGACTTGTATTGGTATTCAGCTATAGTTAGAACCGCCTGTGGAAGGGATGTTGGCACAAGAACCTCGTATAACCCATCATAGACCCGCCTAAAGACCTCTATGGGGGACATATCACTGTTCAAAGCGACCCATTTCCTCACTACTGCGAAGTCTTTATTCTTCAATCCTACAATGACCTGCTTCAACTCTAACTCACCCAGATTGTATAATATACCATCATCTATACTACCAGAGACAGAATACCGCTGCAACTCGTTTATTATACGACGAAAATCTGGAAAATGCTTCAACACCAACTGACTTAATATATTCTTGTCGTATTTTATACCCTCGTTGTCCAGAATAAACATACATCGTTCTAGGATCTTCTTTGCAATTGCTGGTTTTTCTGACTTAGGGATGGTAAAATCTATACCTGTGCATCTAGAATGTATGGGTTCTATGATCCTAGATTTGAAGTTACAAGTGAGGATAAACCTACAGTTATTTGCAAATTCCTCAATAGCACCCCTAAGTGCAGGTTGGATAGAACTTGCGTTACTATAGTCGAACTCATCGAGAATGACTATTTTCTTGGAATCAGTCAAAGATATAGTACTTGCAAACTGTCTAATCTTAGTCCGAAGAGTGTCTATATTACCATCTTCCGAACAATTGATCATTATCCAATCTGCACCAATCTGGTTGGATATTGCCTTTGCAACAGTGGTTTTACCCACCCCCGCACCACCAAACAACAATAGGTTCTGAGATTCCTTCTTTGTAATCATATCGGTGAATGTGGTATTCAACGAAGACGAAAGAATACAGTCTTTAATTTCTTTGGGACGATACTTTTCGACCCAAAGAAAGTCGTTTGAAATTATCATATTAGTCCTCGTAAGTTGAGGTAGTTTCCATTGCAAACCAATACTTCAAAGCTAATGTATTGTGTGTGAATTGACCCACAACATTCTTTGAGAAGGAAATGGTGTAGTCTCCTGGAACTATTTTTAAGTTATCAATTTTGAAATTCAATCTAAAGTTGGTTTCTTCTGTGCGATCAAATTTGAGAACTGTCTTGTATGAATTACCAGTAGGATCTGCAATATCACAGATAACTGCAATGATGTTGTTATTGTCACTCTGGATAGAGAGATCGGGGAGTTGCATTACAGATGCGGCACGCTGCAAGTCTGCGAACATCTTTTCAGTAATCACCACAACAATATCCGTATGAGGCATATTGACACTCTTTGTTGGAACAGTCAAAAGTCTTGGTTCAGAATAGAAGTAATTGATGACGGTATTTGCGTTTCCATCAGTGATCTTTACACTCTTGTCTCCGAATGCAAGAGACGGGGAAGTGAAAAGACTAATCACTCCCAAGAATCGATTCAAGTCCCAGATACCAAACTCAACAGGGAAATCTTCTGGTACGATTGCTTCTGCCATTCCATTCTTCGATGGAGTAATGGTCTTGATTACATTTCCTGGTTTTACCAGTATGTTGGAATTGAGTGAAGAAAAGTTCTTCAAGATTCCCATAGTTTGCTTACTTAAATTAAACGGTTGTGTTTTGGTTGTTGTCATTGTCTATTCCTTGTTTATATTATAGTCTTTATCATCACGCTTGTCAAGAAAATCTTGTACAT